GTGTTGACATCACGCGCCTCGGCCAGCTTGCGGGTCTTGGCCCCTTGCTTGGCGAGCTTCTGGTTCATGGTGACGGCCAGCATTTCCTCGCGGCTGGGCTTCATGGGAGGGGCCATAGTGTCCTCACGGGTGGTTCCCCCAATTATGCCCTTTGGCGGTGTGGTCGTCCATCATTGGGCGTAGGGGTTCTCACGCCTGACACGGCCACTATCCACGAAGTCATCCTCGTCGTAGTCGTCCTCTGGCGGCGGGTCGATCTCCAGCCAGCCCGAGTCCCGCAGGAACCGCAGCGCCTGGGTGGTCGAGTCAACGAAGTCGTCGTGGGTTGTGTCCGGGAACGCACAGAGCTGGCTCAGGAGCGGCTCGACCCAGTCCTTGACGTAGCCAGGGCGCTCGCTTGACTCGGGCATCCAGACCCGGCCACGGGCAAAGGTGGGCGAGACGATGTTCAGGCGCTGGAGCTTGTCAGCCCTGCCGGGGTTGTACCCGCGGACAGGAAGGTGCGCCCGTTGCAGATCCTGGATCAACGAGATGCCGGCGGACTTGTCTTCGATCAGGATCAAGTCAACCCGCTTCCTCTCCTTGCCCTCTCCGAACACCACCTCGTAGTCCTCAATGACCCTAGGGCGTAGGTCAGGGTACTGGAGTCGGTCTTGCCAGCAGTCGATCAGCATGACGGACATTGGCCCGTCCTGAGGCTTGAACATGCCCCAGGTGGACGCCGCGGTGGGGTCGTTGACGGTCTTCTCGCTGGTCGCCACGTCGTAGGACTGGATGATGTACTCGAACTTGGGGAACGGCTTACCATGCGGCCAGAGGCGGATCATGTCTCGCTTGACGATGCCTGACTCCTCGGGATCCAAGACCTCGGCATAGATCTCCTGCCGCCCCAGCTTGGTCCCCTCGTATTGCAGGATCTGCTTGCGGAAGTTGGCCGACAGGTTCTCAAGGTTCGTGTAGGTGCTGGCCGTGGTGACCATGACATCATCGCCATCCCGGCCTACCAGCTCGATGATCAGATCCTTGGGGCGGGGCGTGGTGGTGCAGATCAGGCGACTCTTGAACTCAGGCTCGCCCTCCACCTTGGGTATTGTCAGGCGCACGCCGAACATGATCTGATCCCAGGCATCCTGAAGATAATCCCAGGCGGCCAGCTCATCGCACCATCCGCCATGGAACTGAGGGCCGCGGAAGCGCTCAGGCTCGGACGCAGGGATGCCCTTAATCAGCGAGCCATTGATCAGCTTGATCTCATGGAATGCCTTGTTGTAATCATCAATTAGATACTTTGGAATTACATTCAGCAGTCCGGAGTCGCCCTCGAAGCATGTGGCTCGCACGTCAGAGCTGGTTGGGGCGGCGACGAGCCAGCGGGTTCCTGGATACTCCCAGGCCCAGTGCCAGATCTGCTCGGCTGCGGTGCGTGTCTTGCCTGCCCCCCGACCAGCCAGCAGTAGCCAGATCGTCCACCAGTCTCCCGCGGGGAGCTTTTGGTGGTCATGGGCGCGGTTGAGCCATCTTGTGCGGTAAGCAAAGGCGATCTTGTTATATGGGTTGAGGGCATCATAGGCTTCGTTTACCGCGGGGTTCTTCAGCAGCGCCTCAATCTCCTCGTCATCCGATCGCATTTTTGCGCTTCAGCTCAATGCTCTTGATGACTTCGCCCAGGATCTTCTTGGCCTCCTTCTCGGCCTCCATTGGCGCATCCTCCTCGACCTTGGCGGCCTTGTCCCCGTACTTGGTCGGGTGGAACTTAGCCAGGAGTTTCAGCCTGGTCTCGATCTGGAGCCGGCGGTGGCCTAGCATGTCCTCATTGGAGCGGGAGACAAACTCCTTGCCCTTGCTGTCCGTGGTGATCGTCTCCTTGACGCCCATCTGCATGGTGTCAGCAATCTCCAGACATTCCTCGGCCATCTTGTCGTAGCCAATATCCCGTGCGCGTGCGATGCGTGCATGAAGATCCTCATCCTTATGCATCCACAGGTATATCGTTCTCCACGCAGGCATGTGCTCATCCCTACAGATCTGCCTTAGAGGTTCCCCTTCTGAGATCCTCTCGCATATCTCCTTAGCGAGCTCTGGTGTGTATTTGGAGGGACGCCCGGTAGTCTTTTTCTCTTTGTTTTGCGCGGCGTGCTGTGTACTTTCCTCTACGTTTTGCGAGGATTCTTCAGTTTGCGTTGGTTTCCTGGTCATGACCATCATCACCTAACAGTTGCGATGATGGCAGTTTAACCTGAAATTTAAGTGTTACACAATACCCCTTGATCGGATGGCGTTGGCAACCCCGCTTGGGCAGGTATCACAGCACGGCTCGTATGCCTCGGCCACCTTCGCACACGCCTCACGCTCTGCAAACCGCCCCGCTTCAAGCCCTTCCTGATACGACATGAACTTGGATGGATCGATGTTGGCGAGCGTATGCTCGGCCACAAAGGCGGCAAAGCGTTCAATGGCTTTGTCGGAGGCAACCATGCAATCGTATAAGTCTGGGTTGTGGTGGCTGCTGAATCCAGCCTCCCGCGCCATGCGGATGATGTCTTCTCTGGTCATAGCGTCCCACCCCTCTTGGGACACGGCCACATAGTCTTGAGAACCTTGTTGACGATTGTGTCGCCAGACAGGTGACGCTCCGCAGGGGTGTTCTCCAGATAGTTCTTGATCATGTCATGAAGCTGTCCTGCGGTCAGGTTAGACGGGGCGCAGTGGATTACACCAACACCCACGTCAGCTACGCCCGTGACGTATCCAAGAGCCACGCCTTGGACATAGTAGCTGGAATCACGCATGTCGGATAGGAGTTTGTTTCCATCTTTAAACTCTGCGTGGGATGATCCGGCCAAGGCCAGCATCAAGATGATTGCTTTTTTCATGCGTTCTTCTCCTTGAGTTTTACGGGGTCGGTTGAAAACTTGGTGTCGCCAGTGGCAACCCAGTACCCCTCTCGGTAACCTTCGTAATGAGCAAGCCACTTTCCGTTCAAGGCTTCCTCGCTCATGTGGTCTACATCGCCACGTTTCATGGCCTCGATGTATGCGTTCTTTCGATTGGTCGCATATCTTGCGGCATCTGTGTGCAGTAGTTCTGCGGGGGTCATGTGTTCTTTTGCTTGAGTTTGGTTTCAATGGCTTTGACTAAATCTTTCAAGTTGCCGCCCTCTTCCCAATCAATTTCATCCTCATCCGTAAGTCCAACCCATTCACGCGGTGGTTGTGGGGTGGTGTAGAAGGCAACGCCTTTGTTACTGTCGCGGTTTTGAACCCACGCATCCATGTGCATGGAGTATTGAAAATACCCAAACGGCTCCTGCTTCTCAGCCTGCTCTATGGCTTGGCGTAGGGATTGAGCCGCATCTGACGCAACTTTATGGGGATACATGGTCACTATTGGGCCACCGTCTTTAGGCTTCCTGACTTGAATCCTGGTTTCAGGATTTTCGTAACGGGCTAATATTTCCAACGCCTCCAGCGCCTGTTTCATTGCTTCTATGCTCATGTTCGCCCTGACCTTATGTCGGCCAGAACCGCCTTCTTTGCTTTCTTGGCATCATCCCATTGAGGGTCAATGCTCCTAAGAATGCGGTCAACAGTCACATCTCCGCTCATTGCCAATCGCCTGATTTCATTGATCACAAAGTTGATTCCATGATCAAAGCCACGGTAGTAGTCATAGTCCATTTGTCTACTGTCACTCATAGCGGTGCCTCCTCTGCATCTGAGGGATAGGGGCGGCCTTTCGGCTCACGATACGGTGGTAGTGGGAACGGTGGGAACGGCCACGTTTTCATGCCTCTTCTCCATCATGGTTTTGTTGAGACGATGGATGCCATCAAGACCTCCGTTGTAGTACAAGTCGATGCACAGAAGCATCATCTTCTCATCTGCGCGTAACTTGTCTACGTCGATGCCGTGAGTGAGGGCGGCCTTTGCGAGAGCGGCCTGGAATTGGTTGTTGTTCATGATGTTCTCCTGATGGGGCCGAAGCTCCTGGGTTTAGCGACTGGTGGTTTTGACAGAGAACACAGCGGTCACGCTGGTGTTGGC